ATAGTAGCTAATTCAAAGGCGATAGCATTTTTCTTATCTTTATCTTCAATGAATTTATCTAAAAGACCTGTCACTGGCCCTATTAAACTATTTAAAATACTCATATATTATACACGCTTTAGTCTTCTTTGTCAAGTAATTTCTTACCATGCACTAATTTCTGCACAGTGTCAGACTCGTAGATGCGAATACCTAGCCATGCGATTGTCAGTAGCGATGCTATAGGTGGTAGCCAAGCCGCCATAGTTAATATTGCTGTAGAGCCTGCGGCTACGTCTAGTATGTCCTTAGTTTGTTCATCCATTTCCTTGTCCTATGATCCAAGAGATTGTTAAGTAAAGACCAGTGGCTAATACCAGGATGCCTGTGATCTGTATAGTGTTCCAGAATATTGCTTTACGTCTGCGCTCCTGCGCGTATATGGTCTTCTCTCGTTGCTCTTTAATCTTCCTACGCAACTCTACTAACTCCTTATAGCCTGTTGTACCATAGGTGTACATTAGGAGTTCTCTAAGTTCTTTTTCTTGCTGTTGTATTTTCTTTTGATGAGCATATACCTGCATTGCTTCTTGCTCAACAGATTGTGACGCAACAATCTTCTTAAACAAGGGCGGGTTTTCTGCTCTGCGTTGACATTCATTTAAATCACTTACTGCGCCATACCAGCGCCCTATCTGTCCTAGTGTATCCTCCACTTCACGACCAGCAGCTACCATGCGCTTGATAGTACCAAACGCATTAGTGGCTATACTGATAGCTGTGACTGGATCAATCATCTTATCTACCTACAATGCTGAGATAATAAAGGCTAGTAGCTCACTGTAACGGACACCCAGCCTCGTCTTTTCTGTAGCGCCTTCTGGGGCTTCTTCTATAGTTGGATAGTTGTGTGTCTCAGTGTAAGCATCTACAGCCTCAACAGCTTCATCAATTAAGACTTGTGTTTCGTTTCCTTCGTCATCAGTTTGCGTTTCGTACACTGCCTCAGCAGCCTCTACTGCGGGTACTTCAACATCTTGCTCCCACCAAGTAGTGCTGATAAACATTGCGTAGTTACCTGCATCTAAACCTTCAGCAGCAAACGCAGCTTGTAGGTCTTGTGCAATGATTCCAAAGTGAATACGAGCGTCATCACCTTTTTTAGCTACTGAGTCCTTCCAGCGGAACTTACGCAGTAAGCCTTTACAAGCTACAGCGACACGTTGCTCTACTTCAGAGAGTTCTGCAATGTCTTGCTTCTCGTTGCGGTCAGATGTCTGGATAGTGCCGTTGGTCGCGTATATATCATCAAATCTATTACTACTGCCACCTAAGTCTGTAGCGTTATCTGTGCCATTGCCTACAGCGTTACAAGGTATAACATTGTTAGTGCCAGAGCCTGACATACGTAGACCAGCAACAGCGTCAGTTATAAAAATCTCGTTGCCTTTGATACCTATAGCGCCACGGTCAGTACCTGACTCCTGCAACTGTATCATTGAACCTTCAGCGCCTGAGATTGTTAGTAGGCTGGACGGGGATGCAGTCCCTATGCCCACGCGACCAGAGGAGTCTATGCGCATGCGTTCTGTGTCATTAGTTTTTATCATAACAAGAGAACTGGATGCTGCTGCCCCTCCTGCTTTACCTGCGTTTAGTATCAAACCACTATAAGAAACATCTGCGGCAGAGTCGTTAGCACTAATAATTAACTGACCGCCTGAAGTGATTGAATATTCTTCATCATCATCAGTACCAGTTGCTGTGTCACCAATCCTAATGTTCCCATCTACCTGTAGCTTCTCACTAGGCGAACTAGTCCCTATGCCCACACGATTGTTTGTGGCATCAACTGCTAGGGTGGTTGTGTCTACTGTTAGGCCAGCAAAGGCAGGGCTGTCAGTAGTGGCTACGCCTTGATTCAATGCCTTAACAGATGCAATGCTAGTCAACTCGCTGTCCATCAGCGCACCAGCGGCTGTGACGTTAGCTGTGTCTGTAACGTCTGCACTGGCCTCTATGCCTGCTAGTTTAACTCCGTCTGCTAATTCAATGATAGCGCCAGAATTATCTTCAGTAAATAGTTTTTTATCAGCTACGTTGACCGCCAGTTCACCCTGTACAAGATCACTTGCTGTAGGGACGGCTGAAGCGGTTGAGCTGTTCTTAGTTACAATTTTTGTTGCCATGTTTATATACCTTTAGTAAGTCCCGCCATCAAGCGTACCAGTAGTCATGTTGCTTGCGTTTAAAGTTGATGAAGATTGTAAAGCTGACGCAGCCAATACACCCTGCGCTGCTGTGGCATAGTCTGTAGCTGCTGTAGTCGCTGCTGTACCTAGTCCTAAGTTAGTTCTAGCTGTGCCTGCGTTAGCCAAGTCAGACAGGTTGTTAGCCTTCAGTGCTGCTGATGCTAACGTACTAGCTGCGTTAGAGGCGCTTGTAGCGGCTGCTGTAGCACTGCTGGCTGCTGCTGTGGCGCTAGAGGCTGCGTTGGTTGCAGAAGTAGCCGCTGCTGTCTCTGAGTTGTCAGCGTTAGTCTCTGAAGCACTTGCTGCACTGGCGCTAGAGGCTGCATTGCTTGCCTGTGTAGACGCTGTAGAGGCGCTTGTAGCTGCATTGGTAGCACTTGTCGCTGCTTCACTAGCCTTAGTGGTGGCTGTTGTAGCTGATCCCGCAGAAGCTGTAGCACTCGTAGCAGAGTTAGTAGCAGATGTAGCCGCTGCTGTCGCTGAGTTACCAGCATTAGTCTCTGATGTACTAGCTGCACTGGCACTGTTGCTTGCGTTAGTAGCTGATGTAGCTGCACCACTCGCTGAACCAGCAGACGCTGTAGCTGAACTAGCTGCGTTAGTAGCGGAAGTAGATGCACCAGAGGCTGACGTAGCAGCATTGCTTTCGGAGGTTGAGGCATTGCTGGCGCTAGTGGAAGCCTCTGATGCTTTGGTTGTAGCCGTAGAAGCACTCGTAGACGCACTGGTTGCGCTTGTAGCGGCTTCTGCTGCTTTAGTAGTAGCTGTGGTAGCGGAAGTGCCTGCGTTGCTCTCAGAGGTTCCTGCGGCTGTCTCAGAGGCACTGGCTGCTGTAGCACTTGTAGCAGAGGCTGTGGCGCTAGTGGCTGCGTTAGTTTCTGATGTTGCTGCGGCAGTCGCTGAGTTAGCTGCTGCTGTTGCGTAGCTTGCAACACCTGTAGCACTAGAGGCCGCTGCTGTTGCAGAAGTAGCTGCGGCAGTTGCTTTGGTTGTGGCCGTGGTTGCAGAGTTAGCTGCATCAACCGCACTAGCGGCTGCATCACTTGCTTTCGTAGTAGCTATGACAGCTTGTTGTGTAACAGCTAGTAGCGTAGCGTCATTGTTACTGTCGCCAGCACCACCGTCACCTCTAAATATAGCCATTGTAGCTCCTACGAAAACAAAAGAAAGGGGAGTAAAAGAAAGGGGGACTCCGAAGAATCCCCCAGTTTAGCTTAAAGTACAGCTAGGGTGAAGCCTGCTTCTGGACGCATAACCTGAACGCCATACAGAGTATCAGCAGTGTACAAAGTACCAAGGAACTCCTGCTTGTACTGAGTCTGTGAACGTACAGCTTGCTGCTCTGCAAGAACGTTAGTGTCCTTGTGGATCAACTGTGCGCCACGAACGCCTGACTCAAGAGTAGGTACGTTAGTAGATACAAATACGTCAACACCGTACAGGTTACCAATCTTGCCAGTCTCTACGCCTTTGCCATTAACAAAGTCAGTAGAAGTGTAGCGATCAATACCCATGATAGCGTTACGCAGTGAAGGAGGAACGATGAAGCTACGGTTGTCCATAGGAACGTCTGCATCGTCTTGCTTCTGAATCAGCGCACGGAACGCAGCGTCAGAGAAAGCGCCAATGTCAGCAGTACCGTCAGCGTCATAGGCTTCCAAAGCACCAGAGGTAGTGTTGATCTGGAAAGAACCAGTGTTAACAAAGCTAGAACCATCTCCGTTACCGAAAGACTTAGCCAGAGCAAACAGATCGTTGTCAACCTGCTTTGCCAGACCGTAGCCAGCGTCACCAGTGTAGAACTGACGCAGTGAAGCGAGAGCCTGTACTTCGGTGATGTCTTCGATAAGACGAGAGAATTCAAAGTGCTTGTTAATGTTAATCAGAACTTCTGACTCAACAGAGTTCTGGATAGTTACGGCAGTTTCTGCAACTTTAGCAGTAGCTGAACCACGGGTAGGCTTAGGAACGTGAATGGTGTCACCTTTCTTACCAGTCATGCTCATTTTCTTAACGAGGTTAGCCATTACAAGATTGCTCTTGTATGCTGCAATTACTTCGTCACTCCAGATTTCTGGGATAAAAGTAGCTGCGCTAGTGTTGTCTACTGCTCCGCCCATATTGGGATATACTGATGTAGCCATGATAATACTTCCTTAAAGAGATTAGTTATCTAACCCTCTTTTCAGCATAAGCCCTCTCGATTTCTGGAGATAAAGCTAAATACCTATCAGGGTCAGTTTGCATTAGTTTAATAATGTCTGAGCGCCTATAGACTTTCTTAGATGCTGTCTCGCCACTTCCTTTTGCACCGCCCGTTGAGGCAGTCTTGACAGCTTCTTTTCTGCTTGCTTTCTCATTAACGGCAGTCTGAGCTACTGTTTGTTGACGCTCTTTCCAAATAGTGAAAAGCTCATCAGCAGCTTCGTAGTCATACTGCGTATCCGCTTGTGCAAAGAGCTGAGTACGAATCTTTGATCCTTTAATCCAATCAACAAACTTACCATCTTGCAGAATCTCTT